AGGCTGTGACTGGGTTTCTGGCCGTAGGGCTGCTGCTGTGCAGTGCCGAGCCGTAGGGCTGTAGGGCTGACCGTAGGGCTCCCAGCCCTACGGGCAAACCCGTTGCAGCGCAATGGATTTCGGCGAAAAATGGCAGCCGTAGGGCTGTAGGGCTCCTAATGCGAATGCAAACGCACAGACGAAAGGCGAATGCAATGGACAAGATGAAAAAGAGCCCTACAGCCCTACGGTAGTACTAGAACCCTTGGTATGACTGGGTTTTACCCGTAGGGCACCCAGCCCTACAGCTAGCCCTACAGCCCTACGGCTAGCCCTACGGCTCGGCAGACTGAAACAAGAGCAGATCCCAAGCGCCGTGCTGCGTTTCACTGTTGACGATGAGCAGATCAGTGAGGCCAGCAGGGTTTGGCTGAGGCTTGTGGGGCAATACGAGTGGACCTGTGCCATGGCGCTGACCCGTGCGGCCAAGACGGCTCGGGCAGCCATTGCCGCCACAACCCTCGGCGGGATCGATGGCGGCCCTACAGCATGGACACGCAGGGGCCTGATGTCCTCCATGGCAAGGCCTGACAACCTCGTGGCCAATGTCGGCTTCAACTACGGGGACGGGTCGTTCACTGAGCAGGGCTTCACAGGCAAGGGCGGAGGCGTCCCATCCGGTCGCTACATGGGTGTGCTCGCATCCGGAGGGGATCGCAAGCCCGTGGCCACTGAGCTGCGGTTGAGGCGGGCGGGGATCATTCGGAACGATCAGTTCATCACGCCGGCATCCAGCGGGATCAGGCTCACGCCACAGGGCAATGTGCCGGGGCCGGAGTATCAGCGCATCCTGTCGCGACTCAAAGTCGAGCAAGAGGGTAGTGATACGGCTACTAGGTCAAAGGGTAAGCGAGCGCAGAGCGATTACTTCGTGAGGTATGGGGATCTGGGGGAAGGTGCTATGTACATCGCGAAGAGGATTGGCAGGGGGTTTGTTCCTGCGTTGTTTGTGGTTGATCAACCTAACTATGAGGGGTCGCGATACCATCCACAGTTTGATATACAAGGAATCGCTACGAAAGCTTTTAAGTTAGATTTTCCGTTGCAATTTCAGAAGCAACTTGATTACGAAATCACGAGATCGTTATAGGATTTTTTACGGGTCCTTCCGGGGTTGTGATGGTGTGGGTATATTCGAACCGCAAGCCTTCGCTAGCGAGTGTCAAAAAAAAGGGGTTACAAATCCAGTGCTCACCTAGGTTTTGACGGTTTTTGGCATTCGCATAACGACTTTCGTAACCTGCCCTGTTACCGCGTAACGCGGTTTACGGCTAGCCTGTAACCACAGTTACGGGGCCAGAATGGCAGAGCCGACCATCGTCAACCAGATCGAGCTATGGCCGATCGAGCGGCTACGGCCCAACCCTCGCAACGTCCGCACCCACAGCGATGAGCAAGTGCGCCAGCTGGCGGACCTGATCGCCGAGGTGGGCTTCAATAGCGCCATCGCGGTCGATGGTGAGGGGAATATCCTCAAAGGCCATTGCACCCTCCTGGCGGCCAAGCGGCTGGGCCTCAAGGTGGTTCCGGTCACGGTCCTGGATCACATGACCCCGGAGCAGCAGCGCGTCTACATGCTGGCCGACAACCAGATTCCGCTCAATGCCGGCTGGGATACCGATCTGCTCCGTGAGGAGCTGCTGGATTTGCGCACCGAGGGGATCGAGTGGGATCTGATGGGGTTCGGCGCCGAGGCCATCAACGGCCTGTTCACCATGCCGGAGACAGCGGCCGAACCAGAGCCGGAGCCTGAAGAAGAACCAGAGCCGGAGCGGGGGCAGCCGCTGGCGATCGTGCTGCAGCCTGATGAGCTGCGTCGCTGGCGGGGTGTCAAACGAGCGCTAGGGCTCAGCCTCGACCGTGCCGCGCTGATTCGCTTGGTGGATCGCTTCCTGGAGCAGTCCGATGGCTGACGGGATTCGAGCCCTGAAAGGCGAACTTCTCTGGCGGCCAGAGCCGCTTGAGCTCTCGATGAACTGGTGTGGGTTTGATTGCTCTTATTGCTACGCCAACGCACGCATGCCTAACCGTGTAGTTGATCTGCTGCAGATTATGGGCCTGTTGGCCAACTTTAGAGAGCGTGATACGCGGGAAGCGAAGCTACTGCAAATGGGCTATCCGGTTATTGCAAGCAATCACGTTGATGTATTCGCAGGAACAAATGCCGAACAGTTTGAGCCGATATGGGAAGCTTGTGTAGCGCAAGACGTCCCTATTGTTTGGCAGACAAGGGGAGCGCATAGGCCGCAACGCAAGATCCTGGACAGGGTTATCAGGGAAACACCGCGTAGCATTTGGTACATCTCCATTCCGATGTGGGACGATGATATTAGAAAAAGGGTCGAACCCAAGGCGCCACCTATCGGCTATCGTCTGGAGTTGATTCAGCAACTCGTAGAAGCGGGGCACCCTGTTGTGGTTGGCATCAATCCCGTGTGTGTTGATTGGCTACCAGATTATGAGCCATTGATAGACAGGATCAAAGAGCTTGGCGTGTTTGGTGTTTGGCTTAGTGCTTTGTACTTTGGGCGAACGTTTGGTGAATCATTAACCCAGGAAAAAGTGGACAGAATAACACCTGAGTTAATCGATAGGGCAGGATGCAGGGGGAGTAAGATTGATCACGCTCACATTACCGCTGCTGTTGAATATGCGGAAGCGGCAGGGCTTGCCACGTATTACCACGCTTCAGATAGACCATCGACGCTATTTGATTGGTGGGATCAAGTTTACGGCAAGACAATGCCGATGATTCAACAGCTTATCAATCAAGCGCATGAGTGGTATCTAGGGGAAGAACAAGACTATATTACAATCCAAAAAGACGAGGCTATATCCGCTATGTCAGAACTACCTGCAGGTTTTAATTATGGGCCATTCTTTCATTCTGATGTAAAGCAGTTCAGAATGATGGCGGGATTGCCCGCTGGCGCTTCGCTGCCTAAGTTGAATGCCGAACAGTTTTGGGATTTCCTATGGAACTCTGAATACTTCTCCGCCAAGATGGGGCCATTAAGTTGTAGGTGTTTCGCCTACGCATCGGTGAAGTTCGGCAAGGATATTACGCCAATCTATGACGGGGAAGACAGGGTAATGGTTTACCGTCCTGGCGGCTTTAAGCATCGCTACGCTCACACTCCCGACCTGGCGGAATGATTACCTATACTGAATCGGAGTACGGTCTCTTTTCATGGCCTATTACTACGGCAACGCCAACCGTCCTGGTGGCGGCGGCGCTTTCGAGCGTAGCTCTGGTGGTCAACTGCGCCCAACAACCCAGGGCCGAGAAGCCCGCGCCGCATTCCGCAATCGCCAATCCAATCAGCGGGCCGATCGCAGGTCGGAGCGCATGGGCGGCGGCCGGGCTAGGTGATGAGGCTAACGCCTGGGGGTTTGCGTGAACCTCCAGGCCTACGCCAACCACCGCAAGGCCCATGGCCTGATTGGCCAAACGCGCGTCAGTGTCCTGCGGGCAATCAACTCTGGGCGCCTAGAGGAGCCGGCTGTCAGGCGTGAGGGCAGGGGATGGGTGATCAATCCTGCTCTGGCGGATGAGCAATGGGCCACCAGGAGCGGCACGACGGTCAACAGCCCAAGGCCTCCTGGCGCAGCGGTCAGGTCACCAAGGCGGCAGGCATCTACCGCTCCGCATCCTCCCGCACCTGGCGGCCCCAGTTACGCGGAAGCGAGACGCGCCAGGGAGGTCTACCGGGCTGAGCGAGAGCGGCTTGAGTTGATGAAGGAGAAGGCTGAGCTAGTGCTAGCTGCCGAGGTGAGGCAGGAAGCTTCTCGCCTAGCACGGCAAGTACGTGATCTGCTGTTAATCATTCCCAACAGATTGGCGGCCAAACTTGCCGGGATGACAGATCAAGATCAAGTGAGGTCAGAGCTTCAGGCTGAAATTGAATCAGCGCTACGAGGGCTAGCCGATGCCTGAAGCTGCGCTCCTTTACAGACAGGCCTTTGTCAAAGCGCTACAGCCGCCGCTCAACCTGACAGTCAGCGAGTGGGCGGATAGGGAGCGAATTCTTACGCGGCGATCCACTTCAGAACCGGGCCTATGGCGAACTGATCGCGTTCCGTTCCTGAAGGAACCGATGGATTTGCTTAGTCCTAGGGAGCGAAAAATAAAGCGGGTTGTGCTTATCTTTGGCTCGCAGTCTGGGGCAAAAACCGAGTGTGGCCTCAACTGGCTAGGTCGAACGATCGCCATGGATCCCGCGCCGTTCTTGGTGATGTTTCCTACGGAAGCATTCGCTAAACGTCAGATCAGGCAACGGCTTACACCATTGTTCAAAGATACTCCAGCTGTAGCCGCTAAAGCGATAAGCAGTAAATCGCGAGACACTGCTAACGCCATGTTCCTGAAGGAGTTTGAGGGCGATATGCTGCTGTTTATTATCGGCGGCAACAGTGGTAGCGCAGCCCAGGGTATGCCAGCTCAGTATCTATGGGCTGATGAAGTTTCATCATTGCCGCTAGAGATTGATGACAAGGGCGATCCCTTGGAGAATGCCGAGGCTCGTCTTACCAATTTCCCAGAGCGGAAGACTCTGCTCACCAGTACACCGGGAACGCGGGGCGCCTGCCGCATTACCGCAGAGTTCGAAACTCGCAGCGATCGCCGCCGCTACCGGGCGTTGATGCCATGTTGCGAATCACTGGAGGTGCTGCGCTGGGAGCACTTCGTATGGGACCGTCCCGATGGTGATGTGTGGTGTCAGTGCCCAGCGTGCAATGAGCGCGTCGCTCAACACCACAAGGCGACCATGCTGGCGGGCGGAGAGTGGAAAGCAACCGCCAGGGGCGATGGCGAGACCGCGGGGTTTCATCTGCCTGGCTGGTATGCGCCCTACGGGTGGTTGATGTGGGAGAAGATTAGAGACGAGTTTCTTAGGGCTAAAAGTGATCACTTGCTTCTAAAGGGCTGGGTAAACAAACGCGCCGCCGAGGCCTGGGAGGATGCCCTGGAGAATCTGTTCAATGCCGAGGGCCTGGCCAAGCGCCGACAGGACACAGCAGCCGGCAACGGCTACCCGGCTGGCAGCGTGCCGGATGGCGTGCTGGTGATCACCGCAGGCGTTGATGTGCAGGGCGGCGGCGGGTCGATCGGTGAGCGCATCGTGGTGACTCTCTGGGGCTGGGGCAGGGGCGAGGAAGGCTGGCACCTTGGCCACTGGGAGATTCACGGCGACCCGCAGGGCGATGAGATCTGGGACCAGCTTGACCGGATCGCTGACACAACCTGGAAGCGGAACGACGGCACTCAGCTGTCGATCATTCAGGGGGCCATTGACGATGGCGGCAACGCAACCCACCGCGTCCGCGACTACTGCCGCACCCGCGGCAAATGGGTGCCGGTCAAAGGAGGCAGCCAGAGCGGCAAGGCCATCATCGGCAAGGGCCAGGCCGTAGACATCAACCGCAAAAATCAGGCGATCCAACGGCATTCGGTGCTGTTGTATCCGATCGGCACCGACACCAGCATGGCGCACCTGCAGGGCCGCCTACGGAGCGACACGCCGGGTCCGGGATACCTGCACCTGGGCGAGGCATCAACTGATCAGTTCCTGGCAGAGCTCTTCCCGTGGAAGCGTCGGCCCCGGATGGTGAAAGGGTTTACCCAGTACGAATGGTTCCTTCCGCAAGGCGAGCACGACGAAGGCGGAGACTGCACCCGCTACGCCTACGCGGCCCTGCAGCTGGTGGCCCGGCGATACAACCGGGCGACCATGTGGGATCAACTGGAGGCGCAGCTGAAGGGGGCGTCAAGAACGGGAAATAGGTTTGCTCGCCGTGGCTGAAAATTACTAGCCTGTAACCATGAGCGGAATCAGCCTCGCAACTGCAACAGAGCGACTGCAGCAGTACCTGGACGCAGAGGCCAAGGTATTGACTGGGCAGCAATACAGCATTGGGGACCGGTCACTAACCCGTGCCAATATCGCTCAGATTAGGGAGGGGATCAAGTACTGGGATGCTGAGGTCAAGCGCCTAAGCGCTGCAAGCAGCGGTCGCGGTCGGTCTCTGGCAATCAGGCCTAACTGGTGATGGCCAAGCGCAAGAAGCCACCGAAGCAGCCGCCGTACAGGCCGGCAATGTTTGCCAATGCTGGGGCCATGGCGTTTGGCGGCATGACGGGCTCGAGCCGAATGGCGCAATCGCCGCGGTTTTCGATGTGGCGCCCTCAGTTGCTAGATGCTGATGGCGTTGC